AGTTCTTTCTTCCCTTAACTAAGGAAGAAACACTTTTAGCAAGTGTCAAAAACACATCTTCTTCTTTTCCGGACTTCATTCGTCCTAAAGGGATAAATTTTGAACATGTCTGGGCACAAAGAGAAACAATGTTAAGAACTGAAGACTTTAGTTTACTTGATAATCTAATCGTTCCAACAGCGTGGAGAGTTCAGATTTCCAGAAGCGGAAAAATGAAATTTCGACTGTTTTATCCACTTCCACACTTAGTACAGATCTGCGAATTATCGCTTTTTGGTGGATTTTTTCGACACTTTGAGGGGCATAAAGAAACGCCTTACGTGTATTCAAACACTCATCGTGAATTAACCAAGAGATGGATCAGCCTACAAGAGTTTAAGTATGTGTTAGCTTTCGATTACTCATCCTTTGATCAAACTGTGTCTAATGACGTGTTGCAGCTAATCTTTAGATACTTAAGATCACATGTAAAGTTAAACGCCAAGGAACAATTATTGTTTAAAGCCATACTGAAATTTCATCTTACTGCAAGATTGATTACCGCTACTGGCGGCACTACTCATTTGTACTGCAAAAAAAGAGGTCTCTTGAGCGGAAGCGTACTCACTAATCTGATGGGTAGCTTTGTGAATTTCTTCGTTATGCATTACACATGGGTAAAACTATATAATGCTTATCCGAGATCGAGCCATTTTCATGGTGATGACAATCTAATTGGATGTAACGATAAAAGTATAGCCTCGGAACTTAGATCATTCATCGATACTACATTCGGAATGACACTATCAGACGACCCGAACAAAAGTGAAATATTCAGTAGAGGTGAAAAAATTTATTTTCTAGGACACAAATTTGATAATACAAGCAGAATGCTTAATAGGTACCGCTTAAACAAGCAGCTTTGTATTTCATCAAATTACATCTCAACTGATGTTATGTCAACGGAAGATAGGATCCTTTCAAAAATATTTTCACTACTTTCAAAGTGTTCTGATGGTGAGGAGTTTTTTAACACAATAAAGCCACGAATCTTAGAGACTCTCGACTTAAATAAATTTCCAAAGTCATTTACAAGGCTGTTCGACTACGGAAAAGACTACTCAGTAGGAAAAGTTGACGGAATCTGGAACGTGTGGCGGGATCAATAGATCCTCTAACG